ACAGGACCACTAAAGTTAAAATCAGTTAAAGATAATATATAGTAGACTAAATCTACTGCGGCATCAACACCTATATAAACTAAATAAATCCCCAAAAAGATTAATAGATATTTTAGTACCGGCCATATCCAAGCAACAAAGTGTGCAACAAATAACAAAACCAAAAGTGGAAATGTTAATATTGTCATTAATATATTAAATACAAAGAATAAGAAATCAAAGTTTCTTATTATATCATTAACAGGAAATGTATTAACAGTTGATTTACAATTTCTGTTGTCAATTTCTTTAATACCTAAATGTTTTGCTCTACCAACACCATTTTTGTATCTATCAAGAAACATGGCTGTAGTATATACCTTATTATAATTAAATTCATAAAAAGTATCTTCACAGTTTATTGCGGCATCTGGATCCACGTAATCGTCCCAATCTAAACTAAATGAATATGATTTTAATAAATCAAAATATTCTTGATTATATTGTTTATAGGTTACTACCGCAGGTTGTAATGGATCGATAAACGTAGGTGTTATTAAAACATAATCATTTGGTGATTGAACAGTGATAACTTGAGAATCACCATAATAAGGTGTCCAGCTTGAAGGTGGTGAACCTACTGATACAGAATAGCTTGACACGTTTATTGTTTCGTCAAAAACAATCCCACCATTACCTAATGGTCCATAATAAAATGAGATTGGACCTCCAGGAATTGAGAAGGTAACGGGGTTAGGTGTTGTTCCAACACCCGTGTAAGTAACAGATGAAGGTAATGTTGGATCGGTTGGGATTATGTTTAACACAATAGTATTAGTCAATCCTAAACCAGTTATTGATGTTAATGGATCACCATTATAAGGTACCAACCCACTTACTGGTGAGTTAAAGTTTGGTGCAATAAAAACTGTGAATGAATCAACATTTGTTAGCACGGGGTTTATCAAGCTACCAGGTCCCCCCACTTGTACAATACTTATTGTTGTTAACGGTTGTAAGGTTCCTGTTAATGTTTGGACTGTCCCCGTTTTTAATGGGTCACTAACATAACTTGATGTATTCCACCCATGTTCTTTAATATTTGGAACGAAGTAGTTTGCTCTTAAAAAGTCACTTTGCAACCCACCTTCATTTTCCCATTTAAATTTAAATCTGTATTTAGCTTTAGTTGGTATTCCTATTTTAGGATCGTTAGATATTGCTTGTTCACCAAATTCATTTGTATAGATGTAATCTAAATTCATTGGTATGTTAACCAAATATGAACCATCACCATCTATTACTTTTCCATCACTTGGGAGTTTATGTTCTTCCAATATTGGTAATCCTAACTCGTCTGTAAATATCGTTTGTCTAATTGATAATATTTGTCCAGGCCCTGATATTAATTCACAAAGATTACCTGTATTATTTCTTGGTTTACAACTAACTCTCAATGCGTCATCGTCAGTTGTTGATACAACCGAACCCATAAAAACCGCAGTTGGGTTAATACTCACACTTGCTTCAGTTGTTAAGTCAAAATCAACTCTTGTAATCCCTAATTGACAAACATTTGTATCACCCCAAAGTGGTGCAATATCTACAATTTTATTTAATGTTTTAACTTGGGGTAACTCATTTAGATTTGTTGATGTTTTAAATCTACTCCCATCTACTTGAGTTTCAGTCGCTTGTCCTGCTTGGATTAAGTCCTGTGGTGATAACGAAAAACATCCAATATCTGATAAATCCACATCTAAAAAAATTGTTTGACTCCCAAGAGGAACACCAAATATCATGTAGTCACCACTTTCATTGGTTTTTACAGTGAACTTATAATATTTGTCATAAACCTCAATGTATGATTGATCTAAAAGTGTTTCTTGTCTATCAGGAAATGTACCTGTCGCTAAATGTCCATCATAAGATGGTTTATTAGGTAGTAAATTATAACGATATCCATCTTCATTTACTTCAGATAAACTTGTATATGGGTACAACTCACTTATAACAGGATTGTTAACGTCAGCATCCTCTAAAGGTATAAAAACAGATACTTTTGCATTTGGTAAACCAAACCCACCATTCACAAAAACCCTACCAACAACAACACCATAATCGGAACATTGTCTGTTGTATATATCACTTTGTAATATCTTAAGTGAAAGTATGTTTAGGTGATCAAAATCCTGTTCTAAATTTAATTTAATACTTTTATCTACACCTACTTGTGTCCTTATTCTATATGATTTTGGCATTAAGTTCTCTTTTCTTCATAAATAGTTTATTTCCTATTTTAGAAAAATAATCTCATTCCTAAAAAAGTAAAAATACATATCTTCGTCAGAAAACCTTTCTTTATATTCTTCTAAAGCATAAATCAAATCATCTATTTTATCAATTTCACAATATGCTTCAATACGTGGACGACTTCTACTACCTTTTAATAATATAGCATATCCATCACCACCACCACCTCCACTTGGCATATCATTGTCATATAAACCTTCGTTTATAACCTTTCTTGCAATACGAGACAAATCTCTTTCTGTAATTCTATTGTTTCCTCTCATCTTATTTTTTTATAATAAATATTATTTAATTAAGAAAAGTTTACACCTTTCAAGTTAAGCACTCTAACATTAATATCTTTATTTGGGAAACGTATTTGATACATTTGTGTTGGTTCCGCAAAAATAGTATCTGCAATTAGTTCTATTTGTTTGGTTGATGCATCAGAATATCTTTGTGACGTTTGTGAGGATGAGTACTGTCCTCCCACTTTATTGAAAAATGCGATATCAGATATACTTATTACTCCCTCAATATTTTGTATCTGTCTTCTGATTTCAGACACAAAAACATCACTTCCCATTTGTCTATTAAGTGGTGAAAAGTATTGTGTAATTATATCAATAACTTGTGTAACAATTGAACCTTGATTTTGACTTGCATCTAAAACTACGTCTAAATCAACTGCCAAATCAATTACATTAGCACTTTCAATTGAAATATAGTCATTTATCATTCTATAGTTTGATAAATAATTAGCAATGTTTTGTTTAAGTGTATTTGATGTTATTTCTGTTAATTTACCATCATCGTCGTATGATAGTAATTTTATTTTAATTTTATTATTTTCTTCTGTTATTGATACTTTAGCGGGGGCACCAAACTGTGAAGGCATTGTCCTTATTACTGATTCATAGTCATTAATTGTTACAGCTCTATTCTGTGCAGAAAAATTATAACCAACCATTTGTCTTACTTCTTCCGTAGATGGATTGTCAGCACCTCCAATTGCCGCTGTTACATTATTACATCTCAAAGAGTTGATAACACTTCTGTTTGTGTTTTCAGAAGGCCCGTTAACTGAAAATGTAACACTACCAACTTGGTTAATTACATTAACCCCTAAATTGGTACCACTACCACCACCAACTCTATATTGAACAAACATTGTAGTATTAGCTTGTAATGCACTACCTAAAGCAAGGTTATTTGAGTATTTAGATAAATCAAAAGATAAACCACTTCTTGCAAATTCTCTTAACTGATCTTCAGCAGATGTATTACCACCACCAAAAGTCATCTTGAAGAATCCTTCGGGTGTATATTCTGTTATAAACTTACTAGAGGTTGTTACATATTTACCTACTTTAATTCCTGGTGAATCAGAAACTTTAGTCGGATCTTCAATAAAAACTCTATCTTCAATTAATGCCTTAACTTCATACCATCTATTGTTTTGTGATAAAAATTCTTGGGGTTGTGGTATTGTAGCGTATTGTGTACCCTCTTTAATCAATACACTTGTTACACCTAAAACATTTTTTTCAGGTAAAAATAATTCAAAGAATGGACGTACATCATTTGCAGTTACCACTCTTTTGAACACTTTTGTTACACCATTAACAATTACTTCTCTTTTTGTGATGGTATAATTTAATAGATTTCCGCTTGCATCAAAATTTGGTACTTTTAACCTATTTGGAAAACCTTCAGCGTTTATAGCTGACGCAAAATTTATGTCATTTACAATTTCAAATATTTGTCCTGCGCCATTTACTTGTGAACCTCTTCTTAAAATTCCACAATATCTTAAATCTTCACTATCACCAAATGCAGGTACTGTTATTGAAAAGTCGCAAAGTGCCACAGATGGGCGTTGTCCTGGTACCTTTAAACCATATGTTCTTGCTATATTAAATACTGATGATCTTTGTTGTGCATACTGTAATACAGTTTCTTGGATACTTCTATCAATATGGAAATGTAGGTTATCCGTAAC